ATGTAACAACCATCTACGGTAATACGTCAACTACCGCGTTGAGCAGCACCTCCGCTACGTCGATTGCAAGTAACGCAGCGGCAAGTGGTAAAGTCTACAAGATCAACTCGATCACGGTCGCTAATGTTGATGGCACTGCGGCGGCTGATATAACGATTAACATTTATTCTGCTGCGGCTCTGGGCGGTACAGCTACAGCGATTGTTTCGACTATCTCTGTGCCTGCCGATGCTACGCTGATCGTGACTGATAAGACTACGAGTTTTTACTTGCTGGAAGACAGGTCTATTGGCGCAACGGCGGGCACGGCTGGCGACCTTGTCGTTACCGCAAGCTGGGAAGAGATCAACTCTTAAAAAGGCGACGTCATGTCAATGCGTTTCCTAGCGGGGTTTATATCCGCGTTCTATAACCCGTTGAAGGTGCCTGATGCGCCTACGATTGGTACGGCTACGACTACGTCAACTACGACCCTATCCATAGCATTTACGGCTCCTACAAACGTAGGGGGTGGTGCAATTACTTCTTATCTCGCCACAGCAAAGAAAACGTCAGATGGCACGTTAGTAAACACTTCTGGAACAGGTTCCCCAATTGTTATAACAGGACTCACAGCGGTTCCGTATACGGTTACCGTGGTTGCTATTAATTCTTTTGGGCCTAGCGCGTCAAGTGCGGCGAGTAACTCTATAACCCCTGCTTTACCGGCTATTGGTGCAGCTTTTGAAGGCGGGTATTTTGCGGGGCAAATATCTACAGCCGGTACGGGCGTTGCTAATTTTAATTTAGTTGTCGGTCCGTTAGCTTCTGCTGAAAACTCTAGTAAACAGTATAAAACAACCAATACCTCTACCTCTGGAACATCCTCAGTGATCGATGGGCCAGCTAACAGTGCGGCTATGAATAATGCTAGTCACCCTGCTGCGTTTTTCTGCGAAGGACTGACTATTGGTGGGTATTCTGATTGGTATATGCCCGCCCAAAACGAGTTAGAAATTTGTTATTACAACTTAAAACCTACAACAAGTGTTAACAATACCGGGTACGGTACAAATGTAAATGCTGTCCCGGCAAGGGCAAGTAATTACACTGGTGGAACCCCTGCGCAAACGACTGCAACAAACTTCCGAAGCACTGGCGCAGAACCATTTACTGCTGGCGGATATTGGTGTAGCACGCAACTTGGGGTTAATGCTTTAGCGCCGTTCTTTTCAACGGGCTATCAAGCAACGCGCCAAAAAACAACATATTATCGTGTCCGTGCCGTTCGCCGTGTAGCGGTATAAAGGAAAAATTATGCCAAGCTATTCAGGAATTTGGACATTACAGCAGCAGATGCAAGCAAAGGCGCAGAGCTTGTGGCCTATCCCGCCATTGATTATTGGTCAAGTTTATCAAGGCGGGTATTATGCAGGCCAAATTTCAACGGCAGGTAACGGCATTGCGGATTACAACCTAGTGGTTGGGCCTATTGCTTCCGCTGAAAGTGCAAGTAAACAATGGAAGACAGCAAATACATCTACCGCTGGGACTTCGTCTGTTATAGATGGCCCAACTAACAGTTCAAATATGAACAATGCAAGTCATCCAGCAGGGCAGTTCTGTGAAGGGCTTACGATTGGTGGGTTTTCTGACTGGTACATGCCAGCTAAAAACGAGTTGGAGGTCTGTTATTACAACCTTAAACCGGGAACAGCAAGTAACAGCACTTCGCATGGGGCAAATGTAAATGCAGTACCTGCAAGAGCGAGTAATTACACGGCGGGAACGCCTGCTCAAACTTCAGCGGTGGATTTTCAAACAGGTGGCGCAGAGGCGTATGACGCTAATGCCTACTGGTCTAGTACTGAACGGGCTGCGACGACTGGATGGTTACAAAGTTTTAGTACTGGCTTCCAGACTTACTATAGTAAGACCAATTCTTACCGTGTCCGTGCCATTCGCAGAGTAGCTGTTTAAAGGAAAAACAATATGAAACATATCTGCATCACCGAAGTAGACGCAGTAACCAAAATACCTTGCACAGTAGAGCCGCAGCGTACAGGGCCATCCATGCCAGCCGTTAAGGGTTTGAAGATCGTCTGGCAAGACAAGTCCACATGGCCTGTAGAGTTAGCCTCTGACGGCACCTACTTACGTGCGCCTAAGTATTACGGTACCTGTGATGACGACGCAGACACGACCATTGCGGGGGTGTTAGAAGTCTTGACAGAAGATGTATGGAACGAGCGCAGGGTTGTAGAGCATGAGGCCACTAAGCCTTACCCGTCATGGATTGGTTATTTAGACACGATGACTTGGGGTGCGCCTGTAGCTCGTCCTATTGACGCTATTCTGAATGGTGGCAATGTACGTTATCAGTGGGACGAGGAAACACTTAGCTGGGTTCCACAAGAGTGAAAGAGTTCTACTTCATCTCTGGGCTACCGAGGTCGGGTTCTACCCTTCTGTCGGCTATCTTGCGCCAGAACCCTGAGTTTTACGCAGACATATCTTCCCCTGTGCAGGGATTGGTTAGTGCTGCAATTAACGTCATTACAGGCGGCGAGAGCAACCATCTAATTGATGAAGAAAGACGCAAGCATATTTTGCGGTCCACGTTTAACGCTTACTACGAGGCGGTAGAGCCAACCACAGTATTTGATACAAGTCGGGGCTGGACGGCCAAGACATCCCTTCTCAAAGCCTTGTACCCAGAGACAAAGATCATCTGCTGCGTGCGGGACTTGCCTTGGATACTAGACAGCTTTGAGCGCATATCTGCAAAGAATACGTTGTGGAACGCGACGCTAACTGATGATGAGGCCAGCCAGACGGTTACAACGCGCTGTGATGCGATGATGGACGTTAAGAAAGAGGGTCAGGTCGTTAAGCCTTACTACTTCTTAGAAGAGGGGCTGCTGCTAAACCCTGACATGATTCAGCTAGTTGAGTACGAAGATTTGTGCAAAAACCCTGAAGTTATTATGCGCGAGATTTATGCGTTTTTAAGTAAGCCTTACTTTGCCCACGACTTTAAAAATGTAGAATATGAGAACGAAGTGTATGACAAGGCGCTGAACATGAAGAGCCTGCATACGGTTCGCAAAGAGGTAACTTGGCAGCAACGGCCATCAATCCTGCCCAGATCGGTGTGGGATAAGTATGCTGGTAAGGAGTTCTGGAGAAAGAGCGAACCGGCTAAGTTGATGACAATTAAGTTTAAGCAATGAAGGTTTTAATTTGCGGATTACCGGGGTCAGGTAAGACTACGTTGGCAGAGGCTCTTGCAAGGGAACTCCAATGCGTACACTTTAACGCTGACGAGGTGCGCAAAGAGATTAACAAAGACCTTGGGTTTAGTATTGAGGACAGGATTGAGCAGGCTAGGCGCATGGGTGTACTGTGCGACATAGCGAGTCGGTGGGGGTCGGTGGTGCTTGCAGACTTTGTATGCCCTACGCCGGAGACAAGGACTGCCTTTGGTGCCGACTTCACGATCTGGGTAGACCGGATTAAAGAGGGTAGGTTTGAGGATACGAACAAATTGTTTGTCCCGCCAGAGCATTACGATGTGCGGATTACGGGTAAGTTTGACTCATGCTTCCCTAGCCACCACGCAGACGATTTAGCGGCACGAATTAGGAAGATGCTCAAATGATTAAGTATAAACACACAATTCAAGGGGTGTAGCCGTGGGAATCTCTAAGTGGAACGCTGGCATTATTCGCCCAGTACCTGTAGCTCCTGCTGGGCCGTATGCAACTAGTGCTGCTCCCGGCGTGTGGACGCTTGATCAAGTAGCTTACTGGCAGAAGCAGGGGTTGTGGCCGACTCAAGGAAATGTTGACCCTAATGCGTTTATTGAGAATCTATTCTCTACGTATCTTTATACGGGTAACAGCACGACTCAAACAATTACCAATGGGATTGATCTAGCGGGTAAGGGTGGTGCGGTATGGATTAAATGCAGAAGCACTGCGGGGACAAACCATAATTTAATTGATAGTGTTAGAGGTATTAGTAAATTTTTATACCCTAATAGCACAAGTGCGCAAGCAAACGATCCTGGAACAATAACGTCATTTAACTCAAATGGTTTTACGCAAAATAACAGCTATGGGGATTTAAACAGCTCAGGTAGGACATACGTCTCATGGACATTCCGCGAACAGCCTAAGTTCTTTGATATTGTGACGTATACGGGTAATGGTGTGGCGGGCAGAACGGTCGCGCACAACCTCGGGTCTACGCCCGGGAGCATGATTATTAAGAGAACGGACGGCGTTACTAACTGGCATCTTTATCACCGTTCCCTTGGGCCTGCCGGAGAAATTTATCTTAACTTAACTTCTGCGGTTTCAACAAATACACTTATCTTTAATAATACATCTCCTACATCTACAGAATTTACTCTTGGTGATGGTAGCGGGGTAAATGGAAACGGGTTTACCTACGTTGCCTACCTGTTCGCCCACGACGCAGGAGGCTTTGGTCTTACTGGTACGGACAATGTGGTTAGTTGTGGGAGTGGAACTGTAGGGACTGAGGTAAATCTTGGGTATGAGCCTCAGTTTGTAATTATGAAAAGAACAGCCGCAACTGGTCAATGGTATATGATTGACAACATGAGAAGTTGGAATGTTGCGGGGAATGACTTGTATTTATCATCAGCAACGGCAGACGCTGAATCCGCAGGTGAGTACGGTTATCCAACAGCAACTGGGTTTTACCCAACAGGAATTGGTACGGCAGGCAATCCTTTCATCTACATAGCTATCCGTCGTGGCCCAATGAAAGTGCCTACGTTGGGTACGAGTGTGTTTTCCCCATCTGCTACTACAGCGGCAACTGGTACTGTAATAACTACAGGCTTTCCAGTAGATGCACAAATTATCCAGTATCGGACTCCTAGCGGTGGAAATGTTCTCTGGCAAGATCGATTACGTAGAGTAAATACAACAGATACAGAAACAAACAATCCTATTCTTACGTCTAATGATACAAGTGCAGAATCAAGCACTTTTTCTACAACTAGATATTGGAACAATACAGGTTATCAAATAAGCGCATCTTTAACTGGTCAAAACAGGATTTATTGGAACTTCCGTCGCGCTCCCGGCTTCTTTGATGAGGTTTGCTATACGGGGACTGGCGTAGCTAGAACAGTAGCGCATAATTTAGCTGCTGTTCCTGAGTTGATGATTGTTAAAGGCCGAAGTTATGCAAGTAATTGGCGAACATATGACGCAACTACTGGCGCAACTAAGTTTATGCGTATAAATTCAACCGATGCTGCTGTCGTAGATAGTACAACGTGGAATAATACCGCGCCCACGTCAAGTGTTTTCACCGTTGGTACAGACGGCAACGTGAACGTGTTAAGCAGCACTTATGTAGCATATTTATTCGCTACCGTAGCCGGGGTCTCCAAAGTTGGCAGCTACACAGGTACAGCAGCATTGCAGACCATAGCTTGCGGGTTTACTACCGGAGCGCGGTATGTGTTGATTAAACGTACTGACTCTACAGGCGACTGGTATGTATGGGATTCGGTTCGTGGCCTTACGTCAGGCAACGATCCATACTTATTGCTCAACAGCACTGCGGCAGAAGTCACCGGAACCAACTATGTTGATACCGATACAACTGGCTTTAAAGTAACCGCAGCGGCACCGGTAGGTATTAATGCTTCAGGTGGTACATATATATTCTTGGCGATTGCGTAAAATGTATGGACCCAATAACAATCGGTGCGGCATTTGCAGTAGCCAAAGCGGCTGTTGCTGGGGTTAAGGAAGCTATTGCGTTAGGTAAGGAAGTGCAAGAATGTTATCACGACATTAGTGCCTTCTTTACCGCGCAGGGTGAGATTCAAGCTGCGGTAGTCCAGCAAGAGCATGATAAAAAGCTAGGCAAACCGGTACAGAAAGACGCTACTGCCGAGGCGCTTGATGCAATGTTCGCCAGCAGGCAGATGTTTAAAATGGAAGTTGAGTTACGTGAAGCCTTGATTTACGGCTCTGGTAATGAGTCTGGTCTTTACGAAGAGATGTGCCAACGGCGGGATGCCATCATTCAAGAACGGCGGGACGCGATAGAGGAAGAGGCTAGGCTGGAGCGTATGCGACTGCGAGAGATTGAACGTAAGAAAGAGCAGCGTATCCAGAATATCCAAGAGTGGTTGGCGGTAGTTTTTGGCGTGTCAATCAGTAGCTTTATCATGTATGCGGTGTGGTGGATGTTTAAAAACGGGGGTAAAGACTGATGATGACCTTACTGACAACTTTGATCTCGTTTTTAAGCGGCGGTCTACCTAAGCTGCTTGACTTTTTCCAAGACAAGCAGGACAAGAAGCACGAACTGGCGATGGCTCAGATTCAGGTGCAGGCGCAGATGGAGATGCAGAAGGCTGGCTTCCAAGCGCAGGAGCATATTGAGGAAATCCGTACTGACCAGATCAGTATCCAGACCCAAGCGGCTGAACGGCAGTCTCTCTACGCCCATGACATCGAGATCGGTAAAGGCGCATCCCAGTGGGTGATTAATGCTCGTGCGATGGTGCGGCCTACTATTACGTACGGCCTGTTCTTCCTGCTCGTAGCTGTTGACATAGCCGGTGTTTGGTACGCCTGGACGATGAACGCTTCTTTCCAAGAAATGATGCAGTTGGTCTGGGACGATGATACGCAGACTATCTGGGCATCGGTTATCAGTTTTTGGTTCGGGACACAAGCATTCAGTAAAAAATGAAATTCACTGCCCTACACGAACTCAAGTATCATGAGGGGGTAAGGAAGAAACCTTACCTAGACAGCGTGCTGTTGTGGACGACGGGAGTTGGGCATCTTATTGCGCCGAAAGCGCATTTAGAAATGACGTTCGTTCAGCGTAAAGCGGCTAAGGCTGCGGGACTACTTCACTGCCCAGAAGAGTGGAATAGAGGATTAACGAATGCCGAAGTGGATGAGATTCTTACGTACGACCTTGGTCGGTTTGAGAGAGGCGTTCTACGTCTTTGCCCTGTTGGCCTTACTCAAGGTCGGTACAACGCACTCGTCAGTTTTGCGTTCAATGCTGGGTTAGGCCGGTTACAGACCTCCTCAATCCGCACTAAACACAACCGTGGCGATTTTGGAGGCGCTAGCGAGGCTTTCCTGTTATATAGAATGGCAGGCGGTATGGTGCAGAAAGGGTTAGTAACCCGTCGTAAAGATGAACAAGCGATGTACCTGTCCTAGCTTCAAAATTTGCCTTCCTATAGGTTTCAAGGTTATAATTTTTACGAGCGCAAGCTGCACCAGCTGCTAGTCACAACGGAGTCTAAATGTACACGATGACCTACGACAGCTTGCTGGTGGACGTTCGTCGTTATCTTGAGCGCGGTTTCACTCAGGAAAGCGACCAAATAGTCTTTGACCAGCTCCCGCGCCTTGTAACACTAGGTGAGCGTCGTATCGCTCGCGAGCTTAAGATTCTCGGCTTTATACGCGCAATAACTACTCCGTTGTCGGTTGGAGTTGCCGTCTATTTGAAGCCTGACCGCTGGCGTGACACGGTCTCTATGACTGTTGACGGTTCACCTATATTTGCTAGAAGTTACGAATACCTGCGTTCGTATTGGCCTACTGAAACTGAAACAGGCGCTCCTCAATTTTACGCTGATTATGATTATCAGCACTGGCTCATAACTCCCACACCGGCCACGGCACAGACTCTTGAGATTCTGTATTACGAGCAGCCTGCGTTCCTAGGTGATGACTTACAGACCAATTGGATGACGGAATACGCTCCTGATCTATTACTTTACGCCACTCTGCTAGAGGCAACTCCGTTCCTCAAGAAAGACGAACGTATGCAAACGTGGCAGGCTTTATACGACCGTGCGGCACAAGCTCTCAACGGAGAAGACTTGAAGCGCATTACGGATCGTACTTCCAATAGGAGTGAGGCATAATGCCAATTTACACTGACGTTTTCGGCGGCGCAAATATATACCCAAGTGAGATTAGTTATAGTGCTATCGCCCTCTCAGCGGACGTAGTACTCAGCTGGCCAGAAGAGACTTCTGCCTCAAGCAACCTTGCAACCCGTATTATTGACGTTACGGCTTCTGCTGGAAGCCTAAGTATATTCATGCCTGACGCTATGAAAAGCGGCACAGGTAATACGGTATTGTTTAACAATCAGGGCGCAAACACATTCCTGGTCAAAAATGCCACCGGAACTCAGTTAGCGTCTATTGCTGCCGGTACAGTCTGGCAGGTTTACCTGACCAGTAATACGACCGAAGCCGGTTTGTGGGAAACTTTGCAATTTGGCGCGACAGTTTCTCAGGCTAACGCATCTGCGCTTGCCGGTACAGGTATTGTGGCTGTCGGTACGCTGCTTTCCCAGTCTGTGCCCGTTACGTCGTTTAACAGCAACTACACTGCCGGTACAAACGACAGAGCTAAAATGTACGTTTGGACGGGAGCCGGTGGAACGCTCACCCTGCCGTCAGCTCCGACGATAGGTGATAACTGGTTCATGTACCTCCGGAACGAAGGTTCTGGGGCTGTTTCGGTTGAACCTGCCGGAACGCCAACCATTAACGGTCTTTCGTCTTTAAGTTTCCAACCGGGTGACTCAGCTATTATCGCCACCGACGGTATAAACTTCTTTACGGTCGGTCTGGGTCAGCAGGCAATCTTTGCCTTTGATTATACCTCTATCAACGTGGCCGGCACGGGTGACTACACCCTGACAGGTAGCGAGTTAAACCGTATCGCGTATAACTTTACGGGCGTGTTGACCGGCAACCGTAACATCATTGTGCCGGCAACGGTTCAGCAGTATTGGGTTACTAACGCAACTACCGGCGCATACACGTTCACCGTAAAGACGTCTGCGGGGACGGGCGTTACCCTTACCTCCGGCCAGCGCGCAATTTATTATTGTAACGGCACTGACGTAGTTGATGCTGACTCTTCTTCAATTGCAGTCCCTATTTCGATTGCTGATGGCGGTACCGGCGCAACCACGGCGGGGGCGGCCTTAATTAACCTGGGCGGCACGTCTGTAGGTACATCGCTATTTACGGCAGTTGATGAAGCCGCAGCCTATGCCGCGCTGGGTGTAGCACCTGCGGGTGTGGTTGTTGGCGGGGTTTTCTGATGACGACAGTCGTCTTACGTTCGCAAGCCGGTATCAAACGAGACGGCACGAAATTTGACGGTGATTTTTATACCGACGGTCAATGGGTGCGCTTCCAGCGCGGGTTGCCGCGTAAAGTTGGCGGTTACCGTTCAATTAATAAATACTTGACTGAAATCTCAAGAGGCTTTACAAGTTTCACGCAGCAGAGTCTCCAGTACTGTCATTCCGGTGGTCCGACGACCCTTGAGCGGTTCACAATTGACGCAAGTAAAAACAGTTCAATCATCAGCGATCGTACACCGACCACGCTAGCAGATTCGAGTTTGAATCGTTGGATGTACCAATATATGTACGACCCTTCAGGGTCTGCTAACTCATTAATAGCGCACGTCTCCCCAAATAGTAATTGTATCTGTAATGACGTAGGTGGGCAGATATTTATTGGTGACGTGCTTGACACTGCGGTTCTAACTGAGATTACGCTCCCTGCGGGGGGTAACGTCACCGGCGGCATAGTTGTATTGTACCCTTACCTGTTCTATTACGGCACAGACGGTATTATCGGCCACTCAGTTGAGGGCGATCCTACTGACCTTACGGGCGTAGGTTCTAATATCGCTCGGCCATGGGGGCAGAAGATTATTAAAGGCATGCCCCTGCGTGCCGGTTCTGGCTCTGCTCCTGCCGGACTGTTTTGGGCGTATGATGCGGTCATTCGCGCTACGTTCACCGGCGGTGCGACCGCTTTCCAATATGACGTAATCGCTACCGATACGTCAATCATGTCTGCTGATTCGGTAGTTGACTATGACGGTGTGTTTTTCTGGGCAGGCGTTGACCGGTTCTTAATGTTTAACGGTGTTGTACGCGACGTGCCGAACCAGTTGAACATTAACTGGTTCTTTGACAACCTTAACGACTCTCAGCGAGCTAAAGTGTTTGCCTGGAAAATGCCGCGTTTCGGTGAGATCTGGTGGGCGTATCCGCGTGATGACGCTACTGAATGTACGCACGCGGTTATTTATAACGTCCGTGAAAACACTTGGTATGACACCGCACTGCCGACTTCAGGTCGCGCTGCGGGGGGTTTTAACAACGCTTTCGCTTCACCCCTGCTAACGGACGCAGTCCCGACTAACAGCGGATACCGTGTTTGGATTCACGAGCAAGGTGTAGACGAGATCGATGGACCGAACGTCAGACCTGTTCAGTCTTACTTTGAGACAGCAGATTTGTCATCATTGGTTCAAGGTAAAAACGAAGCGTTACGTATAACTACTATTGAGCCAGACTTTATTCAGAACGGTGAAATGACTGTACAGATTACCGGTCGTGCTAATGCCCGTGCTCCTGAAGTTTATAGCCGCACTTTCACGTTCCCTGAGTCGGCTACTGAGCCGTATGAGCAGATCGTAATGTTAAAAGAACAGCGTCGCGAGTTGCGTGCTCGTTTTGAATCTAACTGTATTGGTGGTAATTACCAAATGGGTCAAATCATCGGCCATATCGACTCTGGCGACGGAACGGTGCTCGGATGACGAATGTAACGCGTCCTTCTTATATGAAGCTCAATGATTGGGCTGACCAGATGTCGCTTGACCTTGACGCTTACGGTTCTTTTGGGCGGCTTGACAATGTTGAAGAATGGCAGAACTGGGCAATGCAGTTTTTAAACAATACGACGTTGGGGCGTAACTTCCCTAACCCGTATGATTTTGACAACTGGCAGGACTGGGCAGAAAGGTTCTGCCAGAGCCTGTCATGATGCATTTTATTGGCTTCAACCGAGAGGAAGAAGCCGAAAAGTGGGCGCGTAAGCAAATAGGCATTGAACATCCTGTTGGTTTATTTAGAGCCATATCAGCGGTTGATGAACATGATAAGTTTGCGTGCGTAGCGGTTATGACTAATTTTACGCCGCGTAACGTAGACATAAACGTAGCTATAAAAGATAGAAATTCGTTGTCTCCTAGAAGTGCGGTATTGATGTTTAATGAGATATTCTCTTATGCGTTTGATACTTTGCGGGCAGTTAGGGTTACAGCTTTGTCTCGTAGCAAGAATGAGAAAGCCAATAAGTTTATTGAACATATTGGGTTTAAACCAGAAGGTGTAATGCGTAGAGCCTTCAAAGACGACGATTTAAACATTTACGGATTTTTAGCAGAAGAGTATTACTCTCACGCTTGGTACAGAGGAAAAAATGGATAAAAATGCAATTTTAGAAATCGCTCATCGCGACCCTAATTTCTCTAGAGCCGTAGATGAGATGGAAGCTAATCTGTCTCAGATGAACGTCATGCCTGAAGACATTCAGCAGATGATTGGCATGCTTGAGGCCGTTCTGCAAGACCCTTCAAAATATGCTGAAGTGCGTCAGGCGGCGATTGCAGACGGAATGCTTGATGAGAATGAAGCTCCCGAGCAATTTGACCCAGCCTTTGTTGCCTCAGTGCTCGCGGCTCTCTACGAGTTGCTTGACCGTATGCAAGGTGCTCAAGCTGCCCCACAAGCGATGCCCCAGCAAGGTTTTGCGCAGGGTGGTCTGGCTCAGGCTGCTCGGCAACTTCAAGCTGCGGGTCGCGGCGGTGACAGCATGCTGGCGCACATCAACCCTCGGGAAGCTGAAGTATTGCGTCGTATGGGTGGCTCAGGCACCGTTAACCCCAACACCGGACTACGTGAATATAAAAGCGGTAAAGGTCTACTCGGCGCAATCCTACCTATCGCTTTAAACTTCATCGTACCTGGCGCTGGAGCCATGCTAGGCACCGCTCTCGGTGCTTCGGCTACATTCGCACCTATATTGGGCGGCGCATTAATCAGCGGTGCTTCGTCAGCTTTGACTGGCGGCGACCCACTTAAAGGTGCCCTCATGGGTGGCTTGAGTGGTGGTCTGGGCGGTATGGCCGGTAGCGCAGCTAACAAGGCTTTCGGTTTAAATTTAGGCTCTGCGGGACAAAGCATCCTAGGTAGCGGCCTCGTAGGTGGTTTAGCAGGGGCGGCGACAGGCAAAGGTTTCCTGGAAGGCGCAACCCAAGGCGCTCTCGGCCAACTCATCGGCGGCAAAGTCAGCGGTATGGGTGGTTCCGGTTTCCAAGCCGGTGGGCAGAATTTTGCAAACATGATGGCCGCAGGGTATGACCCCAAGACCGCAGCAATTACCGGCGGTCTTTCAGGTTTAGCAACGAGCATGCAGTCCGCTCTAAAAGGTTCGCAGCCCCAGGCCGGTGGCACAGGGTTAAAACCTTCTGATGCCGTTGTTGAAGGTTTGAAAGGTGTTGACAAATACGCAGTGTCAGATCTAACCCCGCAGGGTGGAGTAAATTACGGATTGACTAACACCGGAACAGCTCCAAGTATACCTGAAGGTGTAGCTTTCAATACAAATTATGGAAATGCGGCAAACTTAACTGCGCCTCAAGGTGCTTTAATGTCTCAATCTGGCGGTTTTAACCTTAAAGACGTAGGTTCGCTATTACCTTTAGCGAGCCTTATCGGTGGTGCTCCTGCGCCTGTGCAGACAGCTATTCAAAAGATGTCTCCGCAGCAGCAAGAATATTTCAACCGTCCGTCTATCAAGTGGGACTGGAATAAATTACAGCAAGATGCAGCTATGTCAGGTATGGATTTGACAAATTACATGGCTCAGAATTGGCCTCAAATTCAATCTGGGGTTTATAATACCCCTGTTGAAATGAAAGCTCGCGGTGGTCCTCTGAACGTCATGGCTAATTTTGCTCGCGGAGCTGGCTCAGGTCGTGCAGACACAATTGACGCAAAACTCTCAGACGGTGAATATGTTATGGACGCTGAAACAGTCGCACTGCTCGGGGATGGGTCAAGTAAAGAAGGCGCTAACCGTTTAGACATGATGCGCGAGAGCCTGCGTGCTCACAAAGGTAAAGCTCTGTCTAAAGGTAAATTCAGTCCTAACGCAAAATCACCACTCTCATACTTGAAGGGAGCCGCATAATGGCTAGCTTATTCGAAGGTTCGCCACAGACTGCGACCTCTTACACTACTTCTAACACTGAGAGTCCTAAATGGCTGCAAGATGCTATTTATAATCAGATTCAAGTAGCTTCAAATATTGCCAATACACCGTACCAAGAATACGCTGCACCACGTGTTGCGGAACTGTCTCCGCTTCAGAAGCAAGCATACCAACAAGTCCAGCAAAACCAGGGTGCTTGGAAACCTGAGATGGATTTCGCGTCTCAAGGTATGCAGGGTTTTGCAGGTAAAGGTACTGCCGAGGGTCTAACAACGGCTCAGGGTCAGTATCTGCGACCAGACATGGTTAGCCAAACTTTAGGCGCTGGGCAAGACTATTTTGGCCAAGCAGGTCAACAAAATATCGTAGGCGCTGCTCAACCTTACATGACTCAAGCAGGTGCGACGACCGCCGAAGCACTGTCTGACCGTGCTCTGAATGCGGCTAGCCCATACCTGCAAGCTGCTGCCGGAACTGCCGCCGGTGGTATTAGCGATTACATGTCTCCGTACCAGACAGGTGTCATGGACGTGCTCGCTAAACAAGGTACACGTAACCTGACAGAGAACCTGTTGCCTGGTGTGTCTGACGCATTTATTAAAGCTGGGCAGTTCGGCAGCGGTCGTATGGGTGAGTTCGGTTCACGCGCACTGCGCGACACGCAGGAAGCTGTGTTGAATCAGCAAGCGCAGTTAGCTAACCAAGGTTACGGCCAGGCTCTGAGCGCGTCTCAGGCTGACCTAGCACGCCAAGCACAGCTGGCTGGTACCGTCGGTAGCATTTCAGGTGCGGACCTCTCCAGGGTACTCCAGGGTGGCGCTCAGTACGGTCAGTTAGGACAGACCGCAGGTCAGTTAACGGCTCAACAGATGCAGGGTCTAACGGGTCTGGGTCAAGCCCAAACAGCAGCGGGTCAAGCGCAACAGCAGTTCGGTTTAACCGCTGCTCAGGCAGCTCAGCAGGCTCAGGCCGCAGATTACCAGCGTCAAATGGGTGCGCTCACCGGCGTGGCTAACATGGCTCAGCAGGCTCAAGGTCTGCGTACTGGTGACGTCGCGGCGCTAGAAGCAGCCGGACTAGCTCAACAAGGTCAACAACAGCAGCAATTGAACGCAGCTTATGAACAGTCTCAGGCTCCTCAGAATTACTTAAAGAATCAAGCAGACTGGCTCAGTACGCAGGTTCGCGGTATGGCTCCTCTGGCTCCTACGTCAACGACAGGTACCGGTTCAACTACGGGCGCGACGTATGCTCCATCAGGATTATCGCAGTTAGCCACGGCTCTCTATGCCGGTAAAGGTTTATCGAGTCTCGGATAAGGAATAGTCATGGGTTACGAATTAGACAAGCTGTTGAAGCAATACGGTGTCAGTAGTGCCTTTACTCCTACTTATATTGGTACTGAAAAACCACCTGCCGGAGAAGTTGGTCCGTCGCAATATACTACGGACAAAGCTCTGTTTGACAAGTATAAAGCTAGCTACCAGGAACGTATGGGCAACACGCCTATGTACGCTGGTGCTCAATATCAGACCTTACCTGCGACAACTCCGGCGTCTGTAGAAGATATGTACAGTGCTTATCTTGGTCGCACAGGAGACACTACAGGGCAAGAGTACTGGAAAGGTAGAACAGGCTCAGGTGTCAGTCAAGATGTTATTAACGCGTTTGTAAATGCAGCTAAACCTGAGTTAGCTGGGCGTAATTTCGGTAGCCAGGCTCTTATGGACGTAACCGGTAGTTACTACGGTGGACAGCTCGAATCACCTACGTATGCTAGATACGCAGCCCCTACTGAAACTGTAACGTCACCACTGACGCTGTCAACTACGCCCGTTACTACTCCGGGTATGACTTACGTTCCAACATCCACAACGGGTGGAACGTCGACTACAGGTGGGACATCTACCACAGGAGGGACGTCAACTGGTGGGACAACCACGGGTGGCACGTCAACTGGCGGAACCTCAACGACGACTACGCCAGCCACCATGAGTACTTTAGGTACTACGAGTTCCGGTGTTCCGTCGCAAAGCGAGATTACTTACGGGGCACCGACTTCAGGTTTCAGTGCTGCTAATTACACCGACGTTAATGGTGCGGCTATTCCTTGGTACTTGCAGGCCGCTAACGTAAACCTGCCTGACGCAAAGAAAGCGGCAGCAGTTCAAGGTATCACTTTAACAGGACCGACGCTAGCTGAGTTGGCTAGTAGAAATAATGTCGCAGAAACACCTAATCTTGGTTTCAACGCTGCTAATTACGTGAGTCCGACAGGGGAAGGCATTCCTTGGTATTCTCAAACAGACAACTACAATTTGCCTGATGCGGCTAAAGCGCGGACGGTTGCCGGAGTATCTAACACCGCACCTACCGCTTCTATAGCGTCTACCATGCCAGCACAAAATACGGGCGGTTTTAGCGCTATGAATTTCAGTCAGCCTTGGTACATGCAGGCAGCTAACTATAACCTCCCTGACGCAGTAAAAGCACGTGCGGCTGCTGGTTATTCACATGGCGGTAAAGTTAAGACTAATTACTACCGTGGTGATAGAGTTGACCTACCAGATAATTACGACATGGACGGGATGGAGTTAGCCGCTATTGACGTGGTTGATAACCCTATGAATTACGCGTCTGACGCAGACATGCGTAACAAAGCAGCGGATGCAACAAAAGAATTGACTGACAAATATTTGTCAAATGAGCCTCCAGTGATTACAGAAGCTCCTCCGGTATCTGTTCAGCCTACCCCTACTGAGGCTACCCCTGCTAGACCTGCTAGACCTGCACGCGCGGCTACTCCAGGAACGCTTAATTTGCCTCCGGACTTAGCAGAGATGCTGTCAAAATATACCGGTGGTGATTCTGTTTACGGTACCGAGTTAGCTAGTGCTCGTACTAGAGCAGAAACAGAAAGTAAATCGTTTAACGACATGCTTGAAAAAGCTCTAGCCGGTACTAAGGAAGAGGCTCCGTCAAAAGCTGAGATGTATTTCCGTCTTGCGGCAGCTTTCGGTAAACCGACAAAGACTGGCCATTTTGCTGAGAGCCTCGGTAACGTAGGTGAAGTACTGGGCGAGCAGGCTAAAGAAGAGCGTGCTCAGCGTAAAGCCGAACGCGCATTGAAACTTCAGCTGGGTCTCAAAGGTCAAGAAGCTCGCATGGCCGCAGCTAAGGAAGACGTCACAGCTCTGCGCGGCTTAGCCGGTGAAGAGATGAAAGACAAACGTGCGATTGCTACCGAATTGCTCAAGCAGCATATTGCATCCGGTGAGCCTAAGTCGTCAGCAGGTAAACAGGCTCAAGACGAAGGCCTCAAGCCTGGAACTGCTGAGTTTAAAGAACGCGTAGCTAAAATTTCAGAATTAAATATTGAGAAAGCAAACACAGCTATTACGTCAGCATTAGCTGGTATGAGCGTTGCTCAAGCAAACATGACTCTTCAAAATAAAAAGTTTGAGCTAGAGCAAGAAAAAGCGGCTAAGTTGACTCCTGGAGAGCTTAAATTAAAAGTTGAAACAGAAGACGTCGTAGCTCAGACAGATCAGGCTTTGAAAGATTTGAAACGTGCGTACGAGATTAACCCTAACACATTTGATGCTTCTTTAGTTGATACTGCGCAACGTAAGCTGTTAGAGTCTGCAGGTTCAAAAGACGCTAAATTAATCGCTACCCGTGAACAAGAAAACTTGCTCCAGAAAGCGGCTCTGTCTCAGTTGAAATCAACCTTCCCGGGAGCGATTTCTAATGACGAACGTAAAGCTCTACAAGACGTTCAGGGTATAGGCGCTAAGAGTAAAGAAGAGCGCGCAGTTATCATGAAAAACGCTTACAATGCTATCAAATCTGTAAATGCGCGTCACCGCAAACGCGTTAATGAGATTAATCAAGGTCTGTACCGCGACACTACGCCACCTACAGGGGAGCTAGAATAATGCCAGCTGATAAAACTCTAGGTGCTGCCCGTGCTGCTATTGGGCAGGGTCTCGGTATGGGCTGGGGTGATGAGGCTGAAGCGTGGTTGCGTGCCAAAGCCGGTGAAGGTACGTACGAACAAAACTTAGCTAAGATTCGTAGCGAGTACGGTCAGTACTCAAAAGAGAATCCGTTCGTTTCAGGTGCGGCTGAGTTCACTGGAGGTGCGCTTCCTGGTGTTGCGGCAATGATGATTCCTGGAGGCCAAGGTGCAGGCGCAGCGGCTCTGCAACGCTCAACCCTGGGCGCTCTGGCTCGGCTTTCAGCGGCTGGCGCGGCCACCGGTGCTGTGTCCGGTGCGGGATCGGCAACTGAGGGTCAACGCGGCTCAGGCGCGGTCACCGGCGGTGTTATTGGTGGTGCTTTAGGTGCGGCTATACCTGTCGGATTGCGTACCGGTAAAGGTGCCTATAATTGGCTGCGTGAGCGTCTTGCCCCAACAGAAGGTCTGATTGCGCAGCGTGCTGCACGCACAATGACGGGCGCTCTAAATGAAGCAGATTTAACTCCAAAAGACATAGAGTTAATGATGAAAGCTGACCGCGCTATGAACGTGCCGTCGCGGGTAGCTAACGTCAATCCAGCATTAGCTGACCTAGCTGAGACAGTAGCACAACGAGCAGGTAAAGGTACTCGTAAGATTGAGAAAGGTCTCCAAGAACAGCGCCTAGGTTCCCGCGAGAGAGCTTATCAGCAGACCGTTAAAGGTCTAAAGCCAGGTCAGTACTACGAAGATGAACAGCGTATGGTCAAAGAACTCCGCGACAGCGCCAAGTCAATTTATGACAAAGCCTATGCCGCAGGGGACGTAGATGACCCACGCGTCAGCGAAGTATTAAAGCACCCTGCTTTTAAAGGGTTCTTTGATAAAGCTCGTCAAATTGCAGATACAGAAGCTATGGCGGCTAAGTTACGCGGTGAAGACCCTGCTAAATACGCATTACCTGAAATATATAAACCATCTGGTAAAGTTGATCCGATTACCGGTGTTGAGAGCCTTGAGCTAGTTAAACTGCCGGACGTACGCACACTTGATTATATCAAGCGCGGTATAGACGCGACCATTGACTCTGGTTTCCGTGGGCAGGGTATGTCAACCGCAGAAGCCTCGGCTCTACGCGACTTGCGTAAACAGTTCGTTAATGCTATTGACGAGAACGTACCGGCGTACAAAGAGGCTCGTAAGAGTTACGCAGGTGACATGGAAGTTATTGAGGCTATGCGTACCGGCCTGAAAGATTTCGGCAAGTTAGACCATGAGCAGGTTGTTAAAATGGTCGCAGGTATGAGTCAAGCTGAGAAAGATGCATTCCGCACAGGTGTGGCGCGTAGCCTTTACAGTAAGATTATGGATCCTTCAGGCAACTTTAACGCTGCCCAGAAAATTATAGGCTCTCCGGAAACGCAGGCTAAGTTACAACCTCTGTTTGACAATGCTGGCCAATTTAAATTGTTTAAGAATGCAATGGAACGTGAATCACAACTGTTCCACCAATCTAACAAAATTTTAGGCGGCTCGCAGACAGCGAAACGCGGTGAGATGAGCAGAGCGTTAGATGAAGAATCCGGAGTAGGTGCCGCAATTGCAGACGCGGTAACGGGTGGCTTCTGGAATTCATTGATGAATTTAGGTGCTAAAGGTATTCGCAACGCAAACCTGAGTGAAGCTAAAGCCGACAAGTTAGCTGAGATGCTGATGTCTAAGAATCCGTCAGAGGTAGCTGCTACTGTAAAACTGTTGGAAGATTACGCGACTAAGGCGGCTCCTCGTGCCCTGAAAGCCTCTGCAACAGAAGCCGGAGCAGTAACAGGTACAGCTAGCGCAGTTTTCCCTGCGCCCCCAGCCCCAGAAGCTCTGCCGAACATAGAATCAGACGCTAGTTACTCTGGTGAACCTAGTACGCCAGGAGTATCTCTACCTGACATTGAGAAAGACATTGAAGATGAGAAAAAACTACCCGAAGTTGAAGTAATCGGCAAACCTGAATAGACTCCTTCCCTGCGTGATGGCAGGTTTGACCCCACCTACGGGTGGGGTCTTTTTATTCGTCATACACGTCATTACGCAGCTGAAGTATTATGCGTAAATGCTCAGCCGCCTCAGGCATGTCTTCCTCCTCGGCCTGGTCTATCAACTGTTGTAACTCTTCTTTACTTTTACCCCAGTGTAGACCAGGACCGAGCAGGTGCCTAATATACCACCACGGCACGGATTACTTCTTGTCTCTGTTTTGCTTAAACAGATAATCATTCCTTTTCTCACTTGGAGGAACCCAGCCGTGCCGACGCCAGATAGCCTGTACGTTCGCCCCAGACACCCACTTAAAATTGTCCATCGGGTTAATGTGCATGTTCTCACGCACGTCTGGCACAATTAACCGCTCTTGACCTACTACTTTAAATTTGATACTCATATTAACCTCCATGATTGGTTTTTACAATTGAGTTTAAACTAGTGATTGGTTTATACAATCACTTGAACTGCGTTTCCCACAGCCATCTAGCCATGAGTAATGCTTCTGCCCGATCGGAATACTTTTTAAGATTGAGCGGTGCTTCAGGAAACAACCTAACAGCCATAGCGCGAGACAGTTCTTTGTCGCGCTCTAATTTAAAATGCTTCTTCCAGACCATCGGGGACACGTAAGTCATCGGCAACCGGCAGGCCACAATGGCCGACCTAGCGCAACCGAAGCTGTCACCGAGGCTAAAAACAGAGG